AAGGTAAAATTGTAGGAATGGAAGACCAAAGTGTTAATAGAGGTAGAGCAGAAAAGAGTAGATTACCGGGATCAAAAAGAATAAAATCTGAAGAAATTAAAGTTCCAATAAAAGTTGGAGATGTAGTTCTTGGAGGAAAATTTAAAAACAAAAGAGTTACAGTAAAGAAAATAGGGAAAAACGAAAAAGGTGATCTTACAATTAATGATAAACCAATGTTAAAATTTAGGATAATACCTCAAGAGGAAAATTATGGATAAAGCAATACAAACATATATTTCAGTACTCAAGGCTGAGATAGCACATTTGAAATCGTTACTTGAACCTACTGATACGGGACATATTCATACTACTATTGCTACTTTAACTCATCGTATTAAAGAGTTAGAGGGAAAGTGATATCATTTACGGAAAAGGCGGCCACTAAAGTATTAAGTATAATGAACGAACAAAAAGTACATGGTGAAACTGCCGTACGAGTTGGAGTTAAAGGTGGTGGATGTTCAGGATTTACTTACACAGTAGATTTTGAAAGTCGCAAAGGAAAGTTTGATTTAGAATTTGAATCATTCGGTTTAGGAATTTTAGTAGATAAAAAAAGTCATTTGTATATTAAAGATACAGAAATTGATTGGTCAGATGATTTAAATGATAGAGGATTAAAATTTAACAATCCTTCAGCCAAAGGTTCATGTGGTTGTAGGACTTCTTTCATGTACGAACATACGGAGACAAAAAATGACACAAACCCAAGCTGGATGGACAGAAACAGCCCAGACTACTTGTGAACTTAAAATAACAGAAAAAGCTGCAGTAGAATTTAAACAAATGTGTATTGGTGAAGATAAACATTGGGCGGATTCATATTTAAGGATAGGAGCAAATTCTGGCGGATGTTCTGGTTGGAAGTATAGTTTAGATTATGAAGATACGGTTGATGATTCTACAGATTTAATTTTCGAACAGCATGGTGTTAAATTAGTAGTAGATGAATACATTCTTAATGATATAATTGGTGATGTAGAAGTAGATTATAAAATAGGAAATTTAGTAGAACAAGGTTTTATATTTAAACGACTCAAATTTGAGCATGTCTGTGGATGTGGAGAGAGTTTTACACCAGTAAAAGATATTCCCACAGATGGTAAACAACACCTAGGTTGGAACTAATATGAGAAATTTTAAAGATTATTTAAGTGAATCGTTAATAAGTACAGAAACGAAAACTAGAACACAACTTCTAGTACAATCTGTATATTCGAAATATGCAAGTCATTATAGTAAAAATCAACCAGAAGTTGTTGGTTGGATGGATGGTACTGAAAATGCACTTATGAGAAACACAGTAATTTATGAGGCAGGTATTAAAAATAATGATTCTGTATTAGATGTTGGATGTGGTGTAGCACATCTTTATTATTTTTTAGAGAATCAAGGATGGAATGGTGAATATCTTGGAATTGATCCAAATGAAAAAGCAATTGGATTGGTTGAAGATAAAATTCCTACTATTTGTGGTACAATAGAAGATTTAAAAACTACATTTTACGAAAAATTTGATTGGGTTATAGCTTCTGGTGTTTTTAACATTGGTTTGAAAGAACAACATGCCAAATGGACTATTAAACAAATGACTCAAAAAGCAAATAAAGGAGTCATATTTAATATGTTAAAACATCCATATACTGATGATAATTATACCTCCTATAAAGCTGAAGAAATAAAGAAATGGTTGAAAAGATTTGATCATAGAAAAATTGATATTGTTGATGATTATATGCCGGGAGATGAAGAATTTACTGTTTATTTTTATAAGGTATAAATGGACAAAAAATTTAAACACTATTTAGTAGAATTCGATACACCACAAATATATTGTGATATGGATGGGGTATTAGCAGATTTTGAAAGGGGTGTAAGAGAAATTATTGGTGGGACATTTAATGATGAGAGATGGTCTGAATTACCAGATGATTTTTTCTTACAACTAGAACCAATGTCCGATGCAAAAAAACTTTGGAGTTTTATAGGAAAATATGATCCATTTATATTAACTGCGATTCCTAGATCATCCCGTGGCCCAATTGCTAAACGTGCTGCTAAGGATAAAGAACGATTTATGAAGAGATGGTTTGGTGTTTCATCGAATAGAATGTATCCTGTTATGAGAAAAAATAAATCTAATTTTGCAAGAGATGGCAGAGATGGGAGACCAAATTTATTAATAGATGATCATTTACAAAATTGTCAAGAATTTAAAAAGGCTGGAGGAATAGGAGTCCGTCATAAAAGTGCTGCCAAGACTATATCAGAGTTACAAAATATTGGCTATAAATGATAGGAGAGATCAATAATGACGGTTGGAAAACTAGTACCATTTATCGATAACAGTTATGTTTCGAATAAATTTATTGATATTGAGTCTGCTCCAAATGATGAATATCTTAGAGGTGATGGAACTTGGCAAACGGCAGCAACTATTGTCGGAACAGGTTTACTTCTAGATACTCTTGGTGATGTTAACCTCACTACTCCCGCAGATGATGACATTCTCACCTACGATTCTGCTTCTTCTAAGTGGATAAATCAAAGTTCTCTAAATCTCACCGATTTAATTTTAACAGGTAATTTAACTGTACAGGGAACTACTACTACTGTAGATAGTACTACAATGACGGTAGTGGATCCTATTCTAACTTTACAAACAGTTAGTGGCGGTGGTGTATTAACTACGGATACAAATAAAGATGTTGGACTTGCACTTCAATATCACACAGGATCAGCTCCAAAAACTGCATTTGTGGGGTTAGATGATTCAGAAGGAAAATTAACTTTTATACCAGATGCAACAATAACTTCAGAAGTTGTTTCTGGTACAAAAGGAACTATTGTTGCGAATCTTGAAGGTAATGCGGATACTGTTACTGATGGTGTTTATACTACTGATATAGGTTCAACTGTTCAAGCATATGATGCTACAATAGTTGTTGATGCTGATATTGGTTCTACTGTACAAGCCTATGATGCAGAATTGACAGCAATAGCAGGATTGACACCCTTAAATGGTAATATCATTGTTGGTGATGGTTCTACTTGGGTTGCCGAATCTGCGGAAACTGCTAGAATTTCATTGGGTTTAGGAACTGTTTCTACACATAGTTTATCAAGTGTATTATCTATGGCCGCAGGTTCCGCCTCTGCAAAATACTCATCTGCTACTAATAATATATTAAAATCGGGATTAGGAACAATAGCAACACATAGTTTGTCTAGTGTTCTTGCGATGACGCAGAATCAAAATAGTTATGGGTCAAAAACTGAGAAAATTTTAAAAAAGGGATTAGGTACTATTGCATCAAAAGATTTTGCAACAGTAATGATGGCTTTTGATCATAGAACATCATTAAAAACTTTATCTGATACTGTTATTGATAGTCAGACCCTTGCAGATAATGATTTTCTAATTTTTAATGCTTCTGATAGTAAATGGTATAATCGTTCTACTTCAACATCTAGAACAAAAATGGGTGTGGCTATAGGAACTGATGTTCAGGCACATGATGCTGCTCTTGATAGTCTTGCATTAGTAAGTTCAGCTACTGGTAATATTATTGTTGGAGCTGGTGGAGGTGGATGGACTGCAGAATCTGGCGCAACTGCAAGAGCAAGTTTGGGGTTAGGTAGTATTGCAACAAAGAGTCTAGCTGCAGTATTGGCAATGACTCAAGGAACAGGAGCTGCGGCAGCAGCAAGTACAACATCCGAGATAATATATATTTTGTTGGAAGCTGGTGGTGGACTTGGTGGACAAAAACTTGAAAATGAAGCTGATACTAATAATACTAATTTTATATTAATGCCAGATACGGGTGATAATTATAATGCTTTTCCATTAACTTCCCAAGACATTGGTGTTGAAATACAGGCTTATGATGCTACAATACTCGTTGATGCTGATATTGGTTCTACTGTACAAGCCTATGATTCTACAATACTTAAAAGTGTAGATATTGGTTCCACAGTACAAGCCTATGATGCTGATTTAGCAGTATTTTCTGGATTATCAAATGCAGATTCTAATTTTATTGTTGGTACAGGATCGAGTTGGACAGTAGAATCTGGTGCAACTGTCAGAACTAGTTTGGGTTTAGGTTCTATTGCTACTCATAGTTTATCAAGTGTATTATCCATGGCAGCAGGAGCTACCAAAAAAGCCTTCAAGATAGGAGTGGATGTACAGTCATGGGATGCTGAACTTGACGCATTAGCAGCAACAACTTCTGCGGCAGATAAAGGAATCTATTATACTGGTTCCGGA